TTGTTGTAGGAAGCTCGTCCTTTGGCGTTCAAGCCGCCTTTGGGATTCTTCCCTTCCTTGCGTTGCCATGCTGGAGTTTTAGCCATAGTACACCGTGACAGAAGCAATGTTGGTCAGCGTCGCATAGACGTTTGTGCTGAACTTGATTCCTTCGCCGGGGACCAGGGTGTAGAACGAGTTGGGGTTTGAGTTGGCCGGGATGTCCACTTCAAGCAAGGTCGTTCCACCGGAACCCCCATCTTTCAGAAGAAGGGTTCCAGCCTGACTGGCGGTCGCGCAAATCGAGAAGCCTTTGACCCGCGCTGGCCCTGCGAAAACAGAACCAGACGCGTTCAAGTGCGCTGATTTAACGTCGTATTGCATCGTCATGAGATGCTCCTTTTAGACGTTCTGCTGGCCAACCAAGGGATCTGCAACAAAGTAGGTGATGTAGCCGCCAACCGTGCCAGCGCCGCTGGTGTCGATCGTCACGGTGACATAAGCCATCTCAGAGGTAGCAGTCAAGGTGAGGCCGCTGGTCACAACGCCAGCCGAAGCAACCGACAGGTTGTTTGCAATGGCCGCACCGGTCACAGTGCCGCTGTTGTAGCCACGAGTGCCGAGGTCCACAGAACCTGCACCTGCGTCGTTGATCGCGACGGAGAGCACAACTGCGCCTTGGGGAAGAATCAGAGCGGGACCGCCGTTGGAGACGGTGACGTTGGTTGCGGTAGCAACAGAGGCGTCAGCGATGTAGAACTGAGCGGCCATGACGCCGGAACCACAGTAAGCGGTGCGAGTTTGATCGCCGCCGCCCGAGCGCCAAATTGATTGGGTCGTAGAGAGAGCCATTTGAATTGTCCTTCGTACAAAGATCAGCGTGTCAGTTGTGTACGCATCTGCCGGATCAGTCTGACACACCGGGAACTCCGGTTGGGGGCAATATACCCCAAAAAGAAAGGGGCCACAAGGGCCCCTTTCTCATCTCATCAGGACGAACCCGAAGAGCCCCACATACCGAGGGGATCAGACCAGCCGAAGCTGTAACGCTCACGAGCCTTGTAGCGCACGTTGCCAGTGTCGAAGTCACCGTCCATGCTGTTCTGCAAGGGGGTGCGGACAAAGTGCTTCATGCCGTTGGGCACGTCGGTCGTCAGGAACCAAGCGTTGCTATCCGTCAAGAAGTGGTTGACGGTGTAGCCTTCCGGCACAGCGCCCATGTTCTTGATGGCGTTGATGTCGTTGTCGTTGGTGCCGACACGCAGAGAAGTCTCAAGGAGACGCTCAGCAACGAACATCAGAGCCGGGGGGATCACCATCTTCTTGGGCTTGGCGGCGATCAACAGACCACGTTCATCCGTCCAAGCGGCGATCTGAATGATGGCGGCTTCCAAGGAAGTCTCATTCAGGTCAACTTGGGTGGAGGGAGTGTTGCTGTTGGTTCCACCAGAAACCAAGGGGTGAGCAGTGCTGAACAGAGCAACACCGTCGCCACCGGGGTAGCTGGCGGAGAAGCCGTTGTTCAGGACGGCTGCGGCCTTGACCTGCTTGGTGTAAGCCATGGCACGGGCCAGCGACTTGGTGTAACGAGCAGACAAGCTGTCGTACAGGTTGTCTTCGATCGCCTCTTCGGTGATCGAGAAACCCAAAGCGATGGTTTCGTGCGTATAGCGGGTGGTCCAAGCTTCCTGTGCGTTGTCGTACGCGATGGCAGAACCTTCGTTCTTCACCGGTGCGGCAGAGAAGCCAGACAGCTTGGTTTCTTCTTCAAACGAACGCTCAGAGGTCTCGGTTTCGTAGATCTCTTTGTGTTCTTCGCCGTAGCGAGCGTACTCCAGACCGAACAGGGCGTTCAGGCCGGGGAGCAACTCTTTCAGCAGTTGTGCGCGTGAAATAGCCATTTTTTACTCCTTGGATCAGACGCCAGTCGGGTTGAGATACTGATGACCACCAGCAACCACTTGACCGGTCACATTGGGGGCGTTCCACTTCACGATGACTTCGCAGAAGTTACCGGAAGAGTTGGCAGTATCGGGAACCACATCAATGATGCGGATGGGGAGGGTTGCCGTGGTGGTGGCCCCTGCGGCGGTATAGATACCAACCTTGGAGTCGCCGGTCACGGTGGAACCGGTGTTTTGAACCAACTGAGCGTTCGAGCCGATCACGGTGCGACCCAAGAAGGTGGGGGTCAAGCCGTTGCCGTCCGCAGTCGTACCGGCAACCAGCACAACCTTGAACAACTGATCAGGATCGTCAGCCACGAAGGCCAACACGTTAGTACCAGACTTGACCGCCAAGCTTGCAGGGTAGTACTGCGCAAAGGTGGTCTGGCCGGTCGCGGCGCTCACGTACTGGCAACCAAGGAACACGCCAACAGGAGTGGCGGTCGTAGTGCCAGAGTCTTTTTCAACAGTGCCACCAGCAACGATCGTCAGCGCATCACCGTAATAAATGCTAGTTGCATAATTTGCGGTGATGACGAGTTGACGAGTCGCGCCAGCAAACACCTGCCCACCGATCAGATTGATCGGCTTCAGCCCGTAGGGGGCGTCAACGGTAGGATATGCCATTTAAGGACTCCAAAAAGTTAAGAACCAGAACCGAAACTGACGCTCGTTTTCTTATCGGCGAACAACGCCATATTCGAACGACCGTCCCTTTCACGAAGGAAATTGTTGTCCACCGATTCCATCTGGGCCTTGTTCTGGGTTTCGTAAAACTCAGCGCGTTGTCCCATGAATTCTTTTGGAATGCGGCAGAGCAACAGTCCGCCCACTTCGATGCTTCCTTTGAAGCGACCTTCAGTGGTGGCGTGCAACATCAGCTCAGGGTAGTCTTCTGCCTTGCAAGGCTCGTACCCTTCGCGCAACTTGCCGGAGATGTTTGAGGGATCAGCGGTTCCGAGAGTCGAAACACGGACCCAACGGTGAGCCCAACCGGGGCGCTCATCGGGGTTAGGAAGCGTTTCAGGAGCACGCCACTGTTGAGGGCGCTGGGGGGCTCGGCCCACCCTTGCTTCATGTTCTGCCACCAGACGACCTTGACGACCACGAGTTTGAGTTTCTGCTTGTTCCATCATTCACCTCTATTAAGTTTGGCAACCTGTTGTGCGTACAGTTCAATCGGAACCCCAAGCCTGCGAGCGATCGCAGCTTCGGATGCCTTCAATTTGACGCGACTAGGCGGGGTGCTACGTGAGGCCGGGGCCACAACCGTAGCTGCTTTTGATGCACGGCGGGGAGTTTCGTCCTCAGCCGGTTCGACCTTTTTCTCAGGAGGCGGATCGTTGTCCTCTTGGCTCTGAGCATCTTCAAAATACTCAGGAAATCGTTTTCGGATTGTACGGTCAATGGTATCGAAATACTCTTTTGTACCGACATAGTCCGCACCATACTGCTTTTGCAGCTTTTGGTCAAGCCCCATCACAGCGCCCGTCATTTCGGTGTCGCGGCCAAACCAGTCTGCGTTGTCGTCCATCCATTTCTGGGTGCGACGGCTGACCGGTGGGGTGGACGGTTCGGCTTGCTGGGCTGGGGGGACTTTGAACTCTCGTTCTTCCGCCTCAATCTCGATAGGCTTCATCACCCCGACACGATCAAGTTTGACCGTGGCTTTGGCGATAGCTTCCTGAGCTTGGACGATTTCGTCGGGGTTGGCGTCTTCATACGCCTTCTTGTACCGAGCCTTGGCGGCTTCAAGCTCAGCTTCTGCGGCGGACTTGGACGTCTCGATGTACGCCTTACTGCCGGTAGACAGCTGCTCCTTGAGCTTCTTGTTCTCTTCGAAGACCTGACGAGCAAACGCTTCAGCCGCCTGCCGCTCACGCTCTGCCGCCTCTTTTGCACGGCGCTCATCGTGGTACCCACGAGTGAAACGCTTGATGCGGCTTTGAACTTTCTCGTCGTAAGACGCAAGTTCATCGTCAGTCACTTCTTCAATGGGTCGCTTCGAAGGTTTACGCCCGCGATCTTCTTCGGGGGTGTCGTCTTCAATTTCAACTTCCAGCTTCTCAGCCTTCTGTTCTTCTTTGTCGTCCACCTCATCGGGGAACTTAAACTCTTCACCAAACTTATTTGCCATGCTTCAACTCCTCAAGCAGCGCGGCTGATGCCTCGCGGGTCTTCAACAACAGCCTCGACCGACTCATCGTTGATGATCCGGAACTCTCGGCCATGAATCTTCAGGCGGGTGCCTGAATTGGGGCGCACGATGACGAAGTCACCGACCTTGCACGATGGTCCAGTCGGGAACAATTTCTCGTTCTTGAATGCGTCGGGACCAAGTTTGACCACAAACAGCACGGGGGTCAGAACCTCCTCGTAGTGCATGGTCTTGTCAGACTTGACCAAACCCACTTCACTGTCTGCATATTCCTCCATTGCTTCGGGAACCACACACAAGAGATGGTAGGTTTTGGGGTCAGGCAGTTGTTTTGCCTTTTGCTCGGCTGAGTTGTTGAGGATCTTGGATAGATCCACCGCAAGGGCCGGATTGATGTCGTTCATTCACGCTCCATTTTTTGCACGAGGTCATTGATGATGGAATCTGCGAGACCTAGACCTCGGATCACCCCGCAGATTTTTTTGTACTCATCGTAGGAATCAGCGCGACTTGCAGCCAAGTAGGCGGTGTTTTCGTCAGCGAGTTTCCGAAGTTCTTTCTGCACAAGTGCAAGCACTTGGATCGTTTCTCTCATTTAGATTCTTTCTTCGAAGGCGGTTTGGGTTGTGAAGCGCGTTGCTGTGAGGCCATCTGCGCACGGTGTTTGGCGAGATCCACGCCCATACGCATACCTTCGGTCTGCTGCTGACGTGCCAGCTTGTCTTTGTTGGCAGCGGCCTGAGCGCCCACCTGCATGGCGGCAATCTCTTTCTGGGCGTTGATGCGCTCCTGCTCGATGCGCAGACGGTCGGCCTTCTCTGCGGCCTCGATCTGCTGCTTCTGAGCCTTGAGCTGCACCTCTTGCTGACGCAGCTGGAGTTCTTGCATCTGCATCTGAACCACAGGATCCTGCATCTGCTGCTGAGCCGCGGCTTGCGCTGCTGCTTGCTGGTCGCGCTGGAGGAGTTGAGTGGCGGCTTGTGCGGCCATGACAGCGATCTGGTCGGCCTGTTCGCGTGGGATCTGCTGGCTCTCCTCGCCCTTCTTCTCCATCGGGGGCAGCGTCGTGCCCATGAGCTGCTCGATCTCCAAGCGCATCTGGAACGCAATGTGCTCGTTGATGTGAGCCATCGCTGCGGCCAAGATCTGCTGCGCCATGGGGTTCTGCTGCATCATCTGCTGGATGCGGGGGTTCTGGATCGCGGCCATGTGAACGGCGATGTGCGCCTCGTGGTTCTGCTCCACGAACGCCTTGACCGACTGCATGTTCAGGAGGTTCTGGTTCTCCTGCACGGGGTCGATCGGCACAGCGTCGTCCTCGATCGGCACGAGCTTGGCAGCGTTCTTGATGCCAAGCACCTCGATCATCTGACGGTGCAGCAGGGGCAGGTCGTACAGCTGAGGAGCCGTCTGCGCCAGCTGGAGCACAGCTTGGTACTGCACAACCTTCTGGGCCATCGTGGCTGCGTTGGGGTCGGACACGGGGATCACGTCCACCATGTCGTAGTCTTCGCGGCGAGCCCGACGCGAGCCATCCACCGGCTGGTAGTCGTACTCCTCGGGGCAGTAGTCGGCGATGATGACCTTGAGGAGCTTGAACTCCTGCTTCATCGCAAAGTGCAGGCGGGCCTGCACCGCGCTCATCACCTTCAGCGTGCGCTCAAGGATGGCCAGAGTCGTGCCCACCGGTGCTTGGCTGGACATGTCCGACACCTTCATGTCACCACTGGAGGCGAAGGCCCGGCCCTCAGACACGATCTGGTTGAACAGCGCGAAGAGAACCTGCGAAGGCTCCTTGTAGGGCAGCGGCAGGATGTTGTCGCGGATCGAACCGGAGGGGACGTCTACGTCCCTGAATTCCCCCGGTTGAATGGGTGTGTCATCACCTTTAACGCGAAGGCCCCGTGATTTAAGGCCCCCGGGGAGATTCGAGAGAGTCCCAGCATCAACCAATTGACGGATGAGCATGGTAGCGGACTTAGCGTAACCTCCAATAAGATGGATGAGTCCGTATCCGTAAAACCCGAAGCCGGGGATGTATTGGTAGTGGACGAAGTGTTGGCGTTTTGTGTGGAGCGGGTCATCTTCATACCAATTGCGGCGGATGGCCAGAATGGTAGTCGTTCCCTTCTCGATTGTCACGACGTAGGGCAGCGCGATGCCCGTGGGCTCACCCTTCTTGTCCGTGTGCTCAAAGCCCGGCAGGTCCAGCATGACGTGCATCTCAAGCACGCGGTAGCGGTCATCTTGGATGGCGCTCATGCCGCCCTCTTCGGCCTTCTGCTTCTCGATGTCATCCAACGCATGAGTGGGCTCGCCCAGCTCCACGTCCACGTAGAAGCCCGCCTCTTGGAGCCTGCGAATCTCATTCTCGGTCTTGCGCATGATGTGCGTCACGCGCTCGGCCTCCTCCAAGTTACTCGCGCCGTAGGGCACGACCATGTCCTCAGCGGGGATGAACATGGCAACCTGCCGGCCCTTGCTCGGGTCGTAGTAGACCTTCTTGAACGCGGAGCCCGCGATCGGCAACGCCCACAGGAGCTTCTCATGCTCCGAGCGATACTCAGTCATCACCTCGGTCAGCTGGAAGTTCATGTCCTCGCGCACGCGAGCGGCACACTCTTCACGGTACTTGTCGATGGCCCCAACGATCTGGGTCTTGACGGGCCCCATGGCTGGGAACGTCTCCATCATGGCCTCTGACTGGAACCTGACCACGGACTCAGTGAGCATCGGGTGGAACACGCCACAGGCCCCCTGCCAAGGCTCGGTACGCTCTTCATACTTCAGGCCCAAGAGCTTCAAGCCGTCGATGTAGGTCTGCACCCAGTCCTTGCGGTCGGACATGTCCTTCTCAAAGTCGGCGATCAGATCAGTGGCCAGCGTGGCCAACTCTTTGTCGTCCATCAGCTCGGCGAGGTTGGCGTCGAAGTCACCGCCCTCGTTGGGCCGCTTCTTCTCCAGATCAATCTCCAAACCACCAAGGCCGATGTGAACCGCCTCGGGATCCTCAATCTCGATCTCAAGACCCTCTGCCGGGATGTCTGACTGGCCAAACCCGGGCAAGCCCTGCGGTGCTTGATACAGACCCTTGTCCATTCCAAATGTTGCCATGATGCGTCCTTAAACTGTGTAGTACCGCTCTCTGCGGGGGCTACGGAACCATTCAATTTCTTCGGGCTCGTCCGTTGGCAAACGGAGGAACCCGCCCTGACGAAACCGCATGAGCGCCAGCGTTGTCGAATCAACCAAGTCGTCGTTCTCTCCGTTGGGGAATTCTGCGATTTCATCAACTAATTCTTCAGCCCAAGGAGTCCTAGGAACCCACACTCTTCCCGACGCGATTATGTCGGAAACAGAGTTCAAACGGGCGATTTTGTCCTGTCCCCTGCTTGGCACGTACTCACTTACGGGGATCCCCATCGCCCGCAGGTCGTAGATCAGCGGCGCTCCAGACGCCTTCTTCTCCACGAGCAATGTGTCTGGTTCGTACATTTTGTACTCGTACATCACATCCTTCTTCAGCTCTGGGAACTCGACACGCTTCTTGTACGTGTTGAGCAGGATGAGGTTCTTGGTGTTGTCCTTGTGGTGAGTGAAGACACCCCACGTCGTGCCCGCTGAATAGTCAGCACGCTGAGTCTTCTCAAACGCCGTGTCCCACGCCTGCAAGATGTACTCGCACTCGGGCGGGTTGTCCTCTTCCCACCACTGCCACCAGTCGCGCTTGATGATGGCCGACTCGTTGCCCACCGGGTTCTGCTGGTACTGGGCCTGCCACTTGGAGTTGGGCAGTTCGTCCTTGAGCGCCTGCAACTCCTGCAAGCTCCAGAACTCGGGCCACAGCGGGTTGCCCGAGGGCAGGATGGCCGGGAACTCGATGACCTCCCACTCCTCGCCACCACGCTGCGCACTGGCCTTGATCACTTGGCCAGTCAAGTCACGCTGCGACCAGCGGGTCATCACGATCACAATGGCCCCGCCCGGCTGGAGACGCTGACGCGGACCTGACGTGTACCACTCATAGACCTTGTCGTACACATCCGGGTTGGTCGCCGCCAGCGCCGCCTCCTGTTCAGAGTGCGGGTCGTCGATGATCAGCAGGTGCGCACCCTTACCGGTCACAGCACCGCCCACACCGATGGCGAAATAGTCACCCTGCTTGCTGGTGTTCCAGCGGCCCGCCGCCTTGGAGTCCGCTTGCAGCTGCAAAGTGGGGAAGATGTCGTGGTAAACGTCCGAGTCCACCAAGTTCCTGACCTTGCGACCAAAGCCAACGGCCAGTTCGGCGGTGTGCGAGGTCTGAATCACCTTCTTGTTGGGGAACTTCCCCAGGAACCAAGCGGGCAGCAAGTACGACGCAAACTCAGACTTGGTATGGCGGGGCGGCATGTTGATGATGAGCCGCTTGCATTCACCCCGGGCCACCCGCTCGAACGCTTTGGCCATGATCGAGTGGTGCCGGCCACCAATGAAGTCCGGCCAGACCTTGTTCACGAACCCCATGAAGGTGTCACGGGCCTGCTGCTTCTCGTAGAGCTGCTCGCGGCGCTCCAAATCCTGCAAAATGAGCCGTTTTTGGGCCTCCGGCAGCTTGTCTAGCTGGCTGAGCAGCAGTTGCAGCTCCGCATCCATGGTTGAAACCGGTGTTTCAGGCCTCATTCGGCAGTTCCTTCCCCGTTTTCGAGGAATTTAGTGACGTTTTCGACGAATTTTTGGTCCAAATTGCGGTTACCGGGCTCTCCGACGTCGATTTTCTGCTCCTCAAACCCCATTTCCTTGTCCACATCGAGCACCACAGGTGTGATATCCACAGTATTGGCCATCAACATTTTGCGAACTTTGTCCTTAATCATCTGATCAAGGTCAGATACGCTGTTATAGGTCACTGTGATCTCAGTTTTCTCGGTGAAGAGCCCCACATCCGAGACCTTGCCCAGCAACTCCGTTGCTTTGATCTCAATGCGCGGATCCCCGCACATCGACAAGTCCAGCAGCTTGTTGATTGTGACCTGCCGCAGCTCGGCGGCGTCCGCCACGATTGGGTTATTGTACTCCTTAAGCATTGCTGAAATACGCTCAGCTACACTTCCTTCGTACAAAGCGGGCGGATTGACACTGGGTTTTTCAACAGCTGGATGTTTCCTAGGCCGGCCACGCTTGGGTTTGTCTGGCTCGGCGGGCGAGACGGACATTGCCTCGTCGAACTGTTGCTGCGCCCGCTGGGCGAATGCTTTGAAGACGTCGTCGGCGGCTTGCGCCGAACCCGTTACTTCGGTCGCATCGGGGTCTTCGCTGGTGGTGACTTGCACCGTGTCTGGAGTTTCGCTTCGCCCGCCTAAAGCATGGATCAGATCTGCCGTGTTGGCTGCGATCTGCATGTTTTCGCGTAAGGTGGTAGCCGCCTCCGGCTCCAGATTTTCTGGGAGAGGGACGGTTTTGTCAGGGCTGATCGGCACTTGCATGAAGGAAAAAGGCACTCCATTGAAGGGCGTTGGTACTCACAGCGTCAATTGATGCCACTGTGGCTTACTGCTTTCCCAACACGGCTGGCCCCGAACAAACCCTACTCGACAGAAGCTTCCGGAGAATGCACACGGCCATGCGTGTTGGTGCTGGCTCAGGGAGCTTCTGACAACAATCTAATGACAGAAAGCAGGAAAGGAGTCGTGGTCAGATTACTGTGAGCCAGCGGAACGAAATGTATCAGAAGAAATATAGGGTACGCAAATTTTTTTGTGGGACTCCAAGCCGGGGGGTGTTTGTAGAACACGCTGCATGATGAACTTGCCCCAAATTTCAGAGGGGGGAGGGGGGTCTCGTGCATGATGAATTGCATGACAAAAATTGCTAATCGGGTGTGCAAAACACTGTGTACGTATGCGTACCTCCTGATGTGGCAGTTTTGGGGGGTGGGGGTGGCCCAACCGCCCGATGTGGCACTTCGCGAGCGGTGGTGCGCCCTTGCGTTCGATGTGGCACTGTCGCGCATTTTTTTTGGCATTGCGGGCATTGCGTCCCGCGCCCACATTGTCCTGTGCTCTGTGACCCTGTGTGGAAAATCCCCCCCATTCTAATAGACAATGTATAGTTATAAACATGGACAGCAAAGCGATGCCCGCGTTGCAGTCCTGCGAAAAAACCTACATTGGTGTAGGTTTCTTCGCGGGCGATCCTGCCCTTCCTCTTATCGGGAGTTAAAAATGGCAAACCAAGCAAACCAAGCGGCAGTGTCCGCAGTGGCCTCGGCCTCGGCTGAGATGTTCAACGGTCGTTTGTGGTCAGACGTGGAAGCCACGGTGTCGGCGATCGGTTTTGACATGCAAAAAACCGAAGCCGTGATCGGTCAGGCCACGGATGTTCTGCAACAGCGTGACGCGCAACTCCTCCCATGGATTTGCGTCTGTGACGATGACAGCAAGCCTGTGCGCGATCCGGAGACAAAGAAGCTCATTCCTGTGCCCTACGATGATTTCATGCGCATTCGCGCGGTGTTCGTCAAGGCGGCATACGATGCGGGCGCGGAGTCCATGGAAGAGGATAGCGCGGGCGCGGTCTGGCGTCGTTCGATCAATCGATTGATCAGCAATGCGGGCTTTGTCCGTCCTAGAGCCGAGGGCAAGGACGCAAAGCGCATGAGCGAGAAGGCCGAGAAGCGCAGGGCCGAGCTGGCAAAAATGACGGAGCTCGAGCTGGAAGCCCAGCGCACCGAGCTGATCGAAAAGGGTGATTCGAAGTCCCTGCGCGTGGCGGGCGAATTGGCCAAAGAGCTCGAAGCCCGCGCGAAGCCCGAGATCGACAAGGTCAAGGCCGAGGCGAAGCAATTGGCCGATGCGCTCACAAAGCGCATTCGCGAGCTGGCCAAAGCTGGCACACCTGACTCGGTCGAAATCCTGATCCGCATGGTTCAGGCGTCCAAGTGATCCCAGCCCCTTCGGGGGCTTTCCTGCCCACCCTCCGGGGTGGGCTTTTCTTTTCTTTCTTTATTGGAGTTCCATCATGGAAAATGTTTCTGGTACTTTGTTGATTCTCATGTTCGTGACCATGCCCAATGGTCGGCTCAAGCGCGCTACGCTGGCATCTATTCCTTGCGAATACGCCGAGCGCGAAACCGTGCTCCGCAATTTTGTTGATGACAATGGCGGTGACCTGTTGCGCAATCCAGGTTTCGCCGCTGAGTTTGTCATGCGTGAACCCATCTTCCTGCGCCCATGATCCCCGCCCGCTTTGCCCGCTGTGCCTGCCCGGCATGGCGGGCGGTTTTTTTTTGGCCTGCTCGGCCCGCGAAGCGGGTCGCGCAGGGCGC